TTTATTCGCACCATAAGCTACTCCGTCAATATTTACATCTCCTTTTAGGTCAATGTCATTTGTACCGTTCGGGTCTATTACTACATTACCGTCAGCATAAGCATAAAAGAAAGGATTTATAACGTCTTTATAAGAGTACATCCCAAATATTCCGTCATCTGTATTATCTACATAATATCCAAACCATTCACCAGTATCATTAGTAGCGTACATTACAGTATTCCAAGAGGTTGTATTGTCAGAGCCTATTTCTAGTCCTGCATAGTAACCTCCGAAGCTTGTATCACCCTCACCTCTACTTTTTAGACCACCTTTAACCTCCATAAATCCGTTGACCGTTAAATCATCAGTAATTTCAGTACCGCTAATATAAAGAGTGCCGGCATAAAAATCGCCAAAAGGGTTACCAGTTGAACCTAAATCAATATTTGATATTATGGGTTCAAGGGCATTGCCAACTTTTTTTAGATAGCCTGGATTTGATATTCCACCGCCCATTTGTGCAAAAGCAACTCCGCTGACTAGCAAAGCTACCATGAACGAAGCGATTATTGAAAATAATTTTTTCATGTGATTTGTTTTTTTAATTAATATTCATAAGCAAAAATTGCTTTGTCGCTGTCATTATCTGCATTAATATAAATGTCTGCCAAATCTGCATAAGCAAGTTTTAACGGATCACGGGAAGACAAAGGCACTAACTCCACGCCCTCACTTGCACCGTTACCGATTCCGCTTCCTCCTTGATAAATTGAACCCGTGTTTCCACTTGCTGACTGTATAGATATATTACGAACAAGTTTTGATGTTGCTGATAATGGAACGGCTGTTCCCGCTGTCGCTACCGTTGCCACGCCCTCGCCGAATCCGTTTATTTTTGGCAATCCTTTTGCTGTAACTGCGTTAATTTGTAATGTTAAGTCTGCTGAACTCGCTGATACAATTTTAAAGCGTATGTAATAACTAGGATTTGCAATTGCAAAAGCTTTTAATCCGTCTGCTGACAATGCGTCTAACGGGTGTAAATCTTGCCAGTTGACTTTATCAAGGCTTACTTGTGGCGTAATTACTACATTTCCCGCAACATAAGACGATATTAATGTTGTAAATTCAACATGATTAAAATCTTTTTTATCATCTGCAATACTGAATACATCTGAATATACTGTTTCGTCTGTATCAATTACAAGTGTTTGTGTAAAATCAATCATTTTATTTGTATATTATAGAAATATTATTTTTCTTCCTCTGTCACTTCGTCAACAATAGCTTCCTCTTCCTCTTCTTCAACATCTTCAAGATCTTCAACCTCTTCTTTCTTAGCTTTTGCTTTTTCTTTCATCGCCTTTGCTTCGGCTTTTGCTTTTGCTTTTTGCTGTTTTTCCAGTTCTTTTGCATTTTTGATACTTGCTTTTGTTGCTTCTTCGATATCTTTCTTATCAGCATTTACTAAAAATCTTGCTGACTTTAAAAGCATTTCTGCAATTTGAAGTGTTACTTCAAGTGTTTCGCCGGGCTTGATTTCAACTTTTTCCCCGCCCTTTTCTTGACGAATGTATGTTGATTCTGCACCGCACCATGTAATATTTACGGTTGTACTTCCAAGCTTTTTGGATATTTTGTCGTTTGTCATGTTATAAAAAATTAATATATATTATTTGTTCATCAAGGCGGGTAATAACATCGTACCCGCCGAAATGACTAAACAATTAAAGTGTTACTCCAACACCCATATAAATACTAGGGTCTGTCTGACCGGCTTTTTTCTGAACAAAGCCCATACCCATATCAAAGGTTGCAATAAGCATTACACCTTTACCTGGCACTTTATACAATACAATTTCAAGGTTTACACCGAATCCGTATTGTACGCTAGGTTTCCAAAAGTAAATAAATTGACCGTAAGTATTACCTGTTGAATAATGAATTTTACCTGTAGCAAGTGCTTTTCCAATATCTCTTGCGATAAATAAATCTGAACCTAAAATGTTTGTGATTGCCCCTGTGTGAACAGTTGAATCTTTACCATTTTTACTTGCGTCAATAAACTCATCAATTCCAAGTGCTTTGTTATAGGTTGCTCTGTTGAATAACCAAAGACACTCTGTCGGATCAGCTGAATAGTCGCCAAGTCCACCTTGTACGGCTGTGAAGTCGTCAAAGTCCATTGTTCCAACTGTGCGAACGTCGCCCGCTGTGATAGCTAAATCACGAAGTCCACTAACTCCGATAGTGATATAATAAGCGTCTGTTGCGGGTGTACCACCGTCATAGTTTACATTTCCACTTGTTGACGGATCACCATTTAAAATACAAGCTTCAACGGTTCGAGCCATTGATTTTGCGATTTTTTCTCGTACTATTCTTTCAATGTCGCCTACTGAATAATTAAGTAAATCTCTTGAAAGTGCGATGTATTGAATGAATCCTTTTTGTTCAATGTCAACTTCTCCAGTTGTCATTTTTGTTCCGTCCGGTGTAGGTGGAACAGGTGAACCAGTAGTCCATTCTGAATTACCGTCAAAGAATCCTGTGTCGCCTATAATCGGAACTGTAACTTTTTTTGCCATACCGGCACCGTGATAACCCGGTAAAGCACCAACGAAAGTACCATAGTTTGGCACTGCATCAAAAATTTCTTGTGCTAAAACTTGATCCGGCACTAATTCAGCACCTCCACCAGTAAGACCGGTATTCATTACTTCATTAGCTTTTGTTTCCATTCCAAGTGCGGAAAGCACTTTTAAAATATCGTTTTGCATATCTATTTTTTAATTACATTAATAAATTAATCTTTAAGATTGAAGCCTTGTCGTGCAAAGATTGATTTTATTGCATTTTTACTTGCTTCTTTCTTAGCTTCTACCTCCTTTTTAGCAACATTGTTTTCAGTGTGCGGATATTGACGAAGTGTCATAACTGCCTTTTTGTTTGGTGTTACATCAAGGGTTGCTGTTAAATCGCTAATCTGCTTTTGCTGACTAACTGATAAAGCAAGCAACTTTTCGCAAAGGCTAGTTAAAGCTTTTGCGTCTTTTATATCAACCAACTTTTTTAAGTCAATTTTGTCTTCGCTTTTATCGCTTAAAATAATATTGCTAAGATTTTTGATAAAAGTCTTTGCGCCGTCTTCGTCAACCTCTGCGTCTGTTTCATCGTCTTCGGTTTTCTCGTCAGCGTCTTCAACTTCTTTTTCCTCTTCTTCGTCGTCCGCTTCGTCATCATCGGAATTGTCGCCGTCGTCTGTTTCATCGTCGGCTTTGTCCTCTGTGTCAGAATTTTCATCTGATTTTTCAACGTCGTCGTCTTCCGAATCGTCGGAATTGTCAGTTTTGTCATCTGTGTCGTCGCCCTCTTCCTCTTTCTCTTCAACCTCTTCAACTGTTTCGTCAACAACCTCTTCGGTTGTTTCCTCTGTTTTATCTTCGGCGGTGTCTTCAACTGTATCGTCAGTTGTTTCAACCTCTTCATTTACATTTTCCAACTCTTCGTCGGTGTTCTTTTTTTGTATGTCCGTTTTTGGCATATCATTATTATTTAATTGATAAAGTTCTTTTCGCTCTGATTCCAAAGCGTCGAAATATTTTGTTAAAGATTTTTGAACTGTAAAAATAGCGTCAGCGTTTGCGGGTGTTGAAACGACTGAATTTTCAACAAGATCAAGTTCGGTAATTACACGTTTATATTCTTTCCATTGCTTATAAGGCAAGTCATAATAGTCTTCTTGCGTTATTTCCTCGCCAGTGTCTTTGTGTACGAATTTTGTTTTCAATGGAATATAACCAATTGAAAGAGTACGAAGCTTGCCTTGTTTAACTCTTGTCAAAGCCACGTCTATTTTTTCGCTTCCGTCCGGCGACAATTCAGCTTCAATCATCAATCCTTTTTCTGTTATCTGTGCGCTTGTTGCAAGTCCGATTGTTTCATATGGGTCGTGCATTAAAAGGATTTGCGGATTTTGCATATACTTTTTCAAAGCTTTCTTAAAAGCGTTAGGCTCTACAATGTCGCCGTATCTATCCTCTGACGGTGTCGAAGCAAAGCCACGAATCTTTATTACTCCGCTTTCTTTGTCTTCTTGTAACTCTTTTATTTGTGCTTGAAAGTAATTTGCTTTTTTAATTTTTGGCATATTGTTTGTATTAATTTAATTAAATTATATAGTATGATAATTTGAAACGCAACGGCAACGAAAATCATCCGACGGCGCAAACTCTTCGTCTGTGCCGGAAAAGTTATCTTCTAGCGGAATGTCGCCGTCTTCTTCGTTCATTGTGTGTTCGGGTCTTACTTTATCATCGCCAACCGTCAACCAATTCTTTTTGACAGTTGCGCCAGTTTTTGCAACGTATTTTTGAACGACTGAATGTTGACCGGTCCCATAAGCTTTGCCAATTTCACGGGTTGCGATTAATTCCCCCCTCGCCTGTGAAAATACGCCCGCCGTTCCCTCTGCTTTAATTGCTTTTGAAATTGCTGTATAGCTGTCGCCATTCTCTGCGCCTTGAATTACTATCTTTCGTATTCTCTTTTTTGTTGTTCTTTGAATAGCACCTTTATAATTAGACAATTGCAATTCTTCCATATTCTGCAAATAGCGTTTCACTTCCGGCGTTTGTAAATCCCAAGTTCCAACTATATTGCCAATCTTCATTTTGCGCATACGATAATTACCACCTTTGACAAGGCTTGCACCCGAATAAAATGTCATAGCTTCAACAATTTTGTCATTGTACGGCATTTCTTCAAGTATATCATTTATGCTGTCCTCAATTGCTTTCGTTTTAATTATCTTTACATCTTCATCGTCATTGCTTTTAAACGGCTCTACATCTGCGAGCCTATCAATCAACCATTTCATTTGCTTATTGAATACAGCTTTTAATTTCCTTGTTGTCATTCTCTTTTCTTGCGCTCGCATATAACGACCGCCCGGACGACTTAACGCTGTATATCCATTAATCAAATATTCAATAAGATTATTTACCGCCTTTATTTTATCCGTCTTTCTCATTTAACTTTTTTTTAAAATTTTCTAATTGTTCAACAAACTTTTCTGTACTCTCGCTGTCATTCGGGTCGACATACGGATCAACACCAACATCTTCGAGTAATACCGCTGACGCTCCGCCTTTGATTATATGCTTATCAAACATTGGTTCGCTCTCATCTTCCGGCATTACTTCTTGACCTGTTTTCTTTTTATACTGCTTTCGAGTTATAACACCCTCGTTTAATT